ATCGAGGACGGGATTAACGTGGCTCGTATGATGCTGCCTAAGTGCTGGTTCGATCGAGAAAAGACCACACAGCTTGTCGAGGCATTGCGGCTGTATCAGGAAAAGCGCGACATCAAGCGGAATATCAGCCTTGGCCCGCTGCATGACTGGACTAGCCATGCTGCCGACTGTTTTAGATATATGGCTGTGAGTCATAAAGAGAACACCGGCATTTGGGATAAGCCGTTGAATTACCCGTCGTTAGGCGTGGTCTAGGGAAAACATGGACGAAAATGAATTGATCGACAGCGATATGGAAGAATCGGCCGAGATGGACGATACCGTATTGCTGGGGATTATTGCGTCCGAAGAGGACGCGCTAGAGGATACCGAACTTAACGCAGAACGCGACCGCGCCCTGGATTATTACTACGGGCGCGCAGTAGGGAAGCTATCACCACCGGCCATCCCTAACCGTAGCGAATATGTAAGCCGTGATGTTGCAGATACGGTTGACTGGATCATGCCCGCGCTGATGAAGACGTTTTTGGCAGGCGATGATATTGTCACCTTCGCACCTACTGGCCCGGAAGATATGCCGATGGCCGAACAGGAAACGGATTACATTAATCACATCGTTTCTGACCTGAATCCAATTTATGAGATTTTCTCGTCTTGGTTTGATGACGCCCTAATTCAGAAAAACGGCTACGTTTACGCCTACTGGAAAACCGAAAAGGATATTCAAGAGGAACAATACACAGGCCTGTTGATTGACCAGGTAACAATGTTGACGCAAGACCCGGAAGTGCAGATTCTGTCTGCCAATCCGGTTCCGACTGGCGGTATTGATGAAATGGGCCAGCCTGAGATGATGTTTGACGTGACATTGGCGCGATTGAACACAAAAGGCCGCGTCTGTATCGAGAATCTTCCGCCTGAACTGGTTAAGGTTTCAGCACGCCATCGGAATGTCCATTTGGCCGATGCGCCGTTTGTCGGCTTCGACGACTATCTGACAATCTCCGAAATCCGCGAGATGGGGTTTGACGTTGACGACGATATATCAGACTCGAACACCGGAAGCTATGACGCTGAATCATCGCTTTCGTACCGTGACCGATTCAGCAACAATCTTTTCCGCACAGAACAGGAAACCGAAGACCCTGCTAGTCGTGTAGTGCGTGTCCGGTATCGTTGGATGCGCGTCGACTATGACCGGGACGGGATTGCCGAGCTTCGCTATTTGATGCTTGTCGGTCAGGAAATTCTGGTAAACGAGAAAGCTGACCACGTTCCGATTGCATCAATCACCCCGCGCATCGTATCGCATAACCACATTGGACGGTCTGTAGAGGAAGTTGTATCTGACCTGCAAGAATTGAAAACCCAGTTCATTCGCGGCCTGATCGACAACACCGTGCTTGCCAACAATGGACGGTATGCGGTTGATGCCAACATGGTTAACCTGGACGACATGATGGTTAGCCGCCCAGGTGGAATTGTTCGCACCAACGGGAACCCGGCTGGCGCTTTTTTCCCGCTGCAACACTCGATGCTTGGTCAGCCTGTTATGGCTGCGGTGGAGATGCTGGACGGTATCCGTGAGACACGCACTGGCGTAACCAAGTACAACATGGGAACCGATGCCGGAAACCTGAATAATACGGCTACCGGAATCAGCATTATCAGTAATGCAGCGAATCAACGGATTGAATGGATTGCCCGCACCTTTGCAGAGACTGGCGTAAAAGAACTGTTCCAGATCGTCCATACATTGACCAGGAAACACCAGGATAAGCCTGCTGTTGCGAAGCTCCGAAATCAATGGGTTACTGTTGACCCGCGCGACTGGAAAACGCGCAATGACCTATCTATCAGCGTTGGGCTAGGCTCGGTAAACCGTGAAACTCAAGCCGCAGGCATTATGCGGTTGGGCGAGATGCAGAAAAACGCATTTGCTGCGGGAGTAGTCACGCCCGAGAATATCTACAACATGGCGGTTGAATTTGCCAAAGGTCTAGGCTTCAAGGACGCGGACAAATTTTTCACGCATCCGGGGAAGATGCCGAAGAAAGAACCCATGCCTGACCCGAAAATGGAGAAAATCAAAGCTGATGCGCAAAGCCAAGAGGCCGACCGACAGCTTGAACGCGAAAAGCTTGGCATGGAACAGGAAAGCCAGCAATTCGACAACCAGATGCGTGTGGTGGACAAGATTACAGAAGTTGGCGGCAGCCTGATGCGGGGCGCTTATGGAACTTACTGAAGAACAGCGCCGTGGCGAACTAGCCAAGCTAATCCTTGACAGTGAAATCTACAAGGAAACCATGCAAACCGTGCGCGATGGGATTATCCAGTCATGGGAGTCTTGCCCGATTCGAGACAAGGAAGGCGCGAACGAGCTAAAGCTAATGCTAAAGCTGTTGGGTGATGTGCAGCGGAATATCGAAACCGTGATGCAAACCGGCAAGATGGCGAGCATACAGATTGAACGTGAGGGGCTTTACAGGCGAACGGTCAACAGATTCAAATGAAGATCGATATAGGGAATCACAGCATCAACATTGATCCTGTTAAAAATGCGTGCAATAAATGCAAGCATGCCGACTGGAGTAATGCAAATATGACTGGATTGCCTAAATGCAGTCTTACCGGGAAAAGCGCAATGTATGAGCGCGGACAGAGCGGTAGGTGCACAAGAGACGGATTGAATTTCAATAAGATTTGAGGCGTTGTTTGCCTCACAACAGGCCACCCTTCGGGTGGCTTTTTTTATGGAGTAAGGCATGAGCGAGATCGACCAAGACGGAATCTCTATCAATGACCTGGCAGATTCGCTAGGTGATAGTGATAGCGAGTTTGACGAAGCAACAGAACCGGCAGAAGAGGAAACCGGGGATGAATCGACCGAGGAACCCGAAGAGGGCGAATCTGAGGAAGAGGAATACGCGGAATCTGAAACTGGTGACAAGTTTGTTATTGACGGCGAAGAGTTTGAAGTCCCTAAAGAGTTGGCCCCGGTAGCGGAAAAACTCAAGCGGTACGAGGAGAGCGTCAGAGCAGACTACACACGCAAGACCCAGGAAGCCGCAGAAGTGCGGAAGAACGCCGAGTACCTTCAGCATCGCGTGCAGCAAGAGGCCGAGTTTAACCAGCAGAACACAGATTTGCTTGTTGAGTGGAGGTCGATTGACGCGCAACTGAAAGAGTATGAAAACGTCGATTGGGCAGCGTTGGCTGAACAGGACATTGGATCGTATTCACGGCACAAGGAATTGCGCGATAGTTTGCGCCTGAAACAACAACAGTTAGGCGCTGATTACATGCAGCGTTACCAATACGCTGAACAGCAGAAAGCCGCCGAAATGCAGCAGATGCGAGACAACACGGTAGCGATTGTGCGTAAGGCCATCCCTAGCTATGACAAGGCAACTGACCAGAAAGCCGTCCAGACCGCTATTGCGCTTGGCGAGAAGTATGGTTTGAAGGTAGACGCTGAAGCACTTAGCCGAAACCTCGACCCCTTGATCTGGATTGGTTTGGTCGAACTTTCAAAGTACCACGATCTTCTATCGAAACGTCCTGAAATCAGCAAACGGGTGAAAGAAGCGCCACCGGCCAAACTCAGCCGACCGGCACCCAAGACCCGTCATCAGGAAGCGGAAAAACGCCTGAAATCAGGCCGAGGCCGCATTGAAGATTTAGCAAAATTTCTCTAAGGAGTAGTAAAAATGGCACAACCCGCAAACACTTTTGACTCGTATGACGCAGTAGGCAACCGTGAAGACCTGCAAGACAAGATTTACCAGGTTTCTCCGGAAAAGACCCCTGTACTTTCCGCAATCAAGCGCATGACCGCGAATGCCAAGTTCCATGAATGGCAGCGCGATTCCCTTGCAACCCCGAACAAAGACAACGCCGTTATTGAAGGCGACGACCGCACTGGTACTGCGCTGACCGCGACCGACCGCGTTGCCAACTATACGCAGTTGTTCGACAAGGTGGTTATCACCACTTCCACCCAAGAAGCAACCAAGAAAGCCGGTCGTTCTTCTGAAATGAAGTATCAACTGGCTAAAGGCATGGCCGAGCTGAAGCGCGACGTTGAAGCTGCGCTGGTTTCCATCAACCCCGCTGTTGCCGGTAACGCATCCACTGCACGGAAGGCGGGTGGTTTGGGTGTGTTGCTGTACACCAATGCGCTGCATGGTGGGGCTGGTGCGACCGCTGCCCACACTTCCGGCGCTCCGACCACGGCTAACACCTCTGGCACTAACCGCACCTTTACCGAAGCACTGGTAAAGACGGCCATGCAATCGGTATACACCAACAGCGGCGAGATGCCCACGATGATGAGTATGACGCCTTCCCACAAAGGCACGTTCT